GAGTTTGAGCGTGAGCAGTTGCTGGACTATTGGCGCACGTGGTTACGTTCTCCCGTCGCTCCCGTGTCCACTGCCGCGTCTTTGTCTTCCGATGAACGCCGCGAGTTCATCATCAAGGACAACGTCGGTTTCGGCGAATGGGACGCCGACGCACTCTCGGACGATTGGTCGGATATTGATTTCGACGAATGGGGGCTGGATGGGCTTTTGATACACGATAGTATCAACAAAAAGAATGTAAGTGACAAGGATCTAAGCGATAAAGTAGGTGAGAGTTATGAGGTCGTTGTCGAATGTTCGAATGAAGCAGAACAGGAAAACATGTTTAATGATTTAACAGAGAAAGGGTACAAATGCAGACTTTTGACATTGTAAAGCGTCTATCTCCCAAAATGACATTCCGCACAAAGTCTATTGTGGACGCATTTGATCTGGACGTAAATCATATTGACGAACATTTCAAAGGTGAGATAGACATTGATGGTAGATCTTGGAATGTAGGTTTGATTGTCGGAGGTTCAGGAACAGGGAAATCCACTATTGCTCGAGAGATTTTCGGAGATTGTATCTTCAGCGAATTTAAGTCGGGAGATGGTGCTGTTATTGACGATATGCCCCAATCGGTCTCCGTAAAGGAAATAGAAAAAGCTTTTACTAGTGTGGGCTTTGCATCACCTCCTTCATGGTTGAAACCATACAATGTTCTGAGCAATGGAGAGAAGATGCGCGTACAGCTTGCTTATTGCTTGCTTAGTGGGAAATCTCCTTTTTGCTTTGACGAATTTACGAGTGTCGTCAATAGAGAAGTCGCAAAAACAACCAGTGTAGCTATAGCTAAAGCCACGCGCAAAGCAAACAAGCAGTTTATAGCAGTGTCGTGCCATGATGATATAGTAAATTGGCTTGAGCCCGATTGGGTGTATAACACCGACGAACATCGCTTTTTTTTTGCGCTGGAGAGATCAAACGGCCCCCGATGCAACTTGACATATATGAAGTGGGGAGCAAAAATAAAAAAGACGTGTGGGGTCTTTTTCGAAAGTATCACTATCTAAATACAGAGTTGAGTTCTGCTGCACGTCTATTCGTGGGAGTGTTTAATAATGAGCTCGTCTGTTGCGCAGCCATTCTTCATTTTCCTATGAGAAAGGGATGGAAACGAGTACATCGTCTTGTTGTGCTACCTGACTATCAGGGAGTCGGGATAGGGACTTCCTTTATTCAAAAAATAGCAGATCTAACTATAAAAGAAGGGTTTCGACTGAATCTAACAACCTCTACGCCTGCATTGACAAAGGCCTTATTAAAGAGTAGACATTGGGCATTATGTCGATATGGGAGGGTTAAACCGAGAGGAGACAAAAAAATGAGAAATACTCTGAGCATAAAACGCATTACTTATTCTTTCAATTATCTTCCCGAGCATTGAGTTTGTAACATGTGCAATTTTCTCAGTACACACATTTATCGAACTATCATCATGTAATCCCGATTACTATAACACATTCCTTAAACTTACAGCAAACTATGAGCTTACCCCAAGACCGCCGAAGACGGCAACTTAAAACCGCACGGCTCGACATCATTGCAGAACTATACAAACGAGGATACAGCCTGCGAAAAATAACAGAAGAGGTGAAACGACGACTCAACATTCCGAAGCTCGCCGTATCGACTACATACAACGACGTGCAGACGCTGCTCAAAGAGTGGAGAGAAAGCCGTATCGAAAACATCGACCAAGCACTGCAACTCGAACTCGAACGCATCGACGACACCACGGCCGAACTCTGGGAACAGTGGGACAAATCGAAAGAAGAAGCACAAAAGACCACCACCACACGAAGCGGACGAATCAAAGGGAAGGGAGGTTCGGGCATCGAAACCGACGCCGTTTCAGAAAGCCGAACCAACGTCGGAGGACTCGGAAACCCTGCCTACATCGCCGAAATTCGACAGCAACTCATCGAACGACGGAAACTCCTCGGCTTGTACGCTCCCGAAGCGCGACAAGTCAAAGGAGAAGTCACCGTGCATCGTCCGCCGTGCGAAATGACAACCGAAGAAATCGAAGCCGAAATCGCCGCACTCAAACTCGAGCGATAAATGAATGAAGAAAGACTACACGAACTCGAGCGCGAAGTCCTGCGGCGAAAGGCTGTGCAGTCTTTTCCCCATTTCCTCGACTACACCGATCCGAACTACTCGCGACAATGGTTTCACACGCTCATCGCCGAGAAATGCCAAGATCTCTTGCTCGGAAGACTCGCGACCGACCGCCTTATGGTGTTCGTCCCACCGCAGCACGGGAAGTCGGAGATCGTATCTCGCAAGTTCCCGGCGTGGGCTTTGGGCTACAATCCGAAGCTGAAAATCGTCGGCGTGTCCTATGCGGCAAATCTCGCACAAGGTTTTTCGCGTTCCATACAGCGCACGATCGACAGCCCCGAATACAAGGAGGTGTTCCCCTGCACGTTTCTCAATTCGCAAAACGTGCCGACCGACGCAAGACGCGGCTATCTGCGCAACATCGACATCTTCGAGACCGTCGGGCATGGGGGCTTTTATCGCGCCGTCGGTGTGGGCGGCGGTTTGACGGGTACGCCCGTCGATCTCGGCATCATCGACGACCCCGTGAAAGACGCACTCGAAGCCGCGTCGCAGACGTATCGCGACCGTGTGTGGGAGTGGTATACCGACGTTTTTCTCACCCGTCTGCACAACAACTCGAAGCAGTGTCTGATTATGACGCGCTGGCACGAAGACGACCTCGCCGGGCGTTTGCTGCGCACCGAGCCCGAGAAGTGGACGGTGATCCGCATTCCCGCCATTCGCGAAGATATGGACTTCGCCGACGACCCGCGAAAAATCGGCGAGGCCTTGTGGGAGGAGAAGCACAGTGCCGAGCGTCTGCGCGAAGCTGAAAAACGCTCTCCACGCACTTTCGCCGCGCTCGATCAGCAGCGCCCCTCGGTCGAAGGCGGCAACATCATCAAGCGCGAATGGTTCGGCACGATCTCGCAAGCCGATTTTGCGCGCATTGCGAAGAAAGCCGCCCCGGTGTTCTTCATCGACACGGCCTACACGGACAAGACGACGAACGACCCGACGGGCATTATCGCTACTTGCAAGGTGGGCAACGACCTCTACATCACCCACGGCCAAAAGGTGCACATGAAGTTCCCCGACCTCCTGCGCTTTATCCCCTCTTATGTGGAGACGCACGGCTACACGTCGCGCAGTTCGATTCGCATCGAGCCGAAGGCAAACGGCCTTTCGGTCATCGATCAGCTGCGCGAGGTGACGGGTTTGAACGTGACGAAGACCCCGACCCCGAAGGAGAGCAAGGAAACGCGCTTGAACGCCGTTTCACCGATTGTGGAGTGCGGCCGCGTTATTCTCGTCGACGGCGTGTGGACGGAGGGCTTCATCGAGGAGATTTGCGGTTTTCCCTCGAAGCCGCACGACGAATATGTGGACGTGTTGTGCTACGCCATCGGGCATCACCTCGGCCACTCAAGCCGTGCAATCGACCGCGAGAGCATTGCGCGCATGGTATTCTAAAAACAGCATAGTTTTATATTGTGAAGCCCTCTTTCGTCGGGAGACGCGAGTGGGCAAAAGGCCGCGGAAAGCCGTGCATCGGCATTCGCTCGGAAGGGGCGACGCATCCCGAAGCGGTTCGATTCCGCTCGCGGCCGCGCATTTTGATCAAAAACAAGGGACGTTTCGCTCAAAAGTTGGGGCGTTTCGTCCGAAAGATCCCAAGATTTCAAACACAGAAGCTATGGATATTCGCGAAATCCTCGAATCTTCGATGACAGAAGACGAAAAAATCGCCGCTCTGAGTGAAAAGCAACTCAACATTCCCCCCTGGAGCGGCCCTCTCGGGCTGGTCAGCGCCTACGACCCGAACCTTCATCCCGTGGCCGACAAAAGACTTTATCCCGACATCATGACGGGAGACGGCGTGCAACCCGTTACGCGCATCACACTCGACTTTCAGCGGCTCGCCGTTCGCCGCATGGCCGAATTGGTGTGCGGCATTCCCGTAAAACGTGTGTACAAGCCGACGAACGACAAGGAGAAGGAGGTGGCGACGTTCATCGAATCGGTATACGAGCGCAACCGCATCGACTCTTTGAACATCGAACGCTGCAATCTCCTCTTCTCCTGCTGCGAGGTGCTCACGCTGTGGTATGCCATCGAAGACTCCAACACGACCTACGGGGTAAAAAGTCCGATCAAACTGCGGGCAAAGAATTTCGCTCCCTCGCTGGGCGATCGGCTATTCCCTTACTTCGACGAGTACGGCGACATGGCGGCGATGAGCGTTTCTTTCACCCGAAGGAAGGGGCGCGAGAATGTGCAGTATTTCGAGACGTTCACGGCCGACCGACACATTCGCTGGAGCAACTCGTCGGGCGAATGGTCGGTGGAGAGCGACGAGCGCATCACCCTCGGCAAGATACCAGCCATCTATATGCACCGCCCCTCGCCGATATGGGAGGACACGTCAAACACGATCTACGAAATCGAGTGGGCGCTGTCGCGCAACGGCAACTATCTGCGCAAGAACTCAAAACCGCTCTTCGGGGTGTTCTCCGACGAGATGATCGACTACGGGAAAGACGCGGACGGCCGTCGGGGGGCAAGCAGTGACGCACTCGGTGTGCTGCAATTCCCGAAAGACAGCACGGCGCAATACATCACCTGGACGCAGCCGGTAGAAAATCTCAAGTTCTACATCGAGCAACTCCGCTCGCTCTTCTTCACCCAGTTGCAACTTCCCGATTGGAGCTACGAGAAAATCAGCCAACAGGCCATCTCGGGCGAGAGCCGCAAGCAAATGTTCATCGACGCGCATTTGAAGGTGAAAGACGAGAGCGGCCGTTTGCAGGAGTTCTTCGACCGCGAAATGAACGTGATTAAGGCCTTTGCCCGTGGGATCCTCGGTTCGGGCTATGCGGAGGCCGTCGATGCTTTGGCCGTCGAACATCTCATCACGCCCTTTGCCATCACAGACGAAGCCGACACGATCAAGAACCTCGTGGCCGCCAACGGGGGCAAGGCGATCATCTCACAGCGCGAGAGCGTGGAACTCTACGGACACAGCAAGGACGTAGACCAGACGATGAAGGAAATCGCCGACGAGAATGCCGTCGACGTGTTCCACCCCGAGTCGGGATTCTAACAACGAGAAACCATGCCGAAGAAACTAACGTACGAGCAAAAGCACCTCCGCAATCTCCTGCGGTTGGAAAAGCGTATCGACAAACTCTTTCAAGAAGCCGCCGCGCGTGTGGCGCACTTGTCGGAGAGTGTCGAGGGCTTTTCGGCCGACGACGTTTTCACGTTCGACAAATACCCTTATCTCCGCAACCGTGCCAACAAGCTGGTGGCGGAACTCAACAATGCCGTGGAGACTACGATCTTCGACGGCGTGCGCTTGGAGTGGGATTTGGCGAACGAGAAAAACGATGCGCTCGCACGTTCTGTTCTCGGCTCGGCGGTGGAGCATCTCGACGGCACGACGCGCCGCCGATACTTCGCCACGAATGCCGGTGCGTGCGAAGCCTTTCTCGCGCGCCGCGAACGCGGAATGAATCTCTCGGAGCGTGTGTGGAACTTGTCGAAGCAGTTCAAGGAGGAAATGGAAATGGGGCTGGATCTCGGTTTGCGCGACGGCATTTCGGCCGTTGAGATGAGCCGCACGCTCCGCCGCTATCTCCAGAACCCGACGGCGTTATTTCGTCGTGTGCGCGATGAACACGGCATTCTGCACCTTTCGCAACGCGCGGCGGCCTATCACCCCGGGCGCGGTGTCTATCGTTCGGCCTACAAAAACGCGCGGCGTTTGACGGCGACGGAGGTAAACATCGCCTATCGAACGGCCGACCACCTGCGAATGCAAGATCTTGATTTCGTCGTCGGGGTGGAGATCCAACTTTCGGAGAATCACACGTGCCTCGGGGCGGACGGCAAGCCGCATCGCTTTCACGACATTTGCGACGATCTGAAGGGGAAATATCCGAAGACGTTTAAGTTCACGGGCTGGCATCCGCATTGCCGTTGTTACGCCACGCCGATATTGAAGACGGAGGAGGAGTTCGACGCGGACACGCAGCGCATTCTTCAAGGCGAAGAGCCTACGGAGGGGAGCGAGAACGCGGTGGACGAGTTGCCCGACGAGTTCAAAGCGTGGGCGAAGGAGAACGAACCTCGGCTCGAAGCGGCGAAAGCTCGCGGCACGCTCCCTTATTTCGTTCGCGACAACGATGCGCTCATTGGTGGTGCGTTTGCGCCGAAGAAAAAGACGCTCCTCGAAATTGCCGAGGAGCGCCATGCGAAGCGTACGAAAGAGGAAGAGGACGCGATCCGCCAACGCTGGGCGGCGCGTGCGAAGGCGAAAGAGGAAGATGGCGATGGGCGTTTCTCCTCCGTGATTGAGTCTCTGAAGAAACGGGGAGTGGAATACAACGACGTGAAGCCCCTTAAACAACAGCTGGAAGTCGACGAGATTATAGAAAAATTGGCGGGAGGGGACGAAACAGAAGGATCTTGTTCCTCACTCGCTCTCGCATACGTCGGGAATAGATCGGGATTTGATGTGTTGGATTTCCGTGGCGGAGCAAGTTGTGATTTCTTCTCGGAAGTACCCAATATTCGCAATATAGTCAAAGCGGTAGATGGTGTCGAAGTAAGAAATACCAATGACTACAAAGCGGCGAACGAGCTACTTCTGAAGATGACGGAAGGCAAAGAGTATTATTTCACCTGTGGAAGGCACGCCGTAATTATGAGAAAGAAGGACGGGGTATATGAGTATCTCGAAATGCAGTCATCAGACCCGAAAGAAAACGGATTCCAGAGGTTAACAGTTCAAAGCCTAAAGAAACGATTCAAGGCGCAGAAATCTTATACAACTTACAAGGTAAAATACGAGGTTTCGAGCTTTCTTGTCGATGTGGAAAGTCTAGGCAAATCGCCGGGGTACAGAAAACTCGTTGGCTACATTAATACGGCGAAGGATAAACAGAATAAAGGACAAACAGGGGGAAAGAAATAGACATTATGCCCCGAAGAACTTTTTCCAATAGGGGTTCTCTTTGTCGAAGATCTTCTTTTCTTCGGGAGAAAGTTTTTGCGGATAGTCGGAGAAGAGGTTGTAAATCTTCTTTCGATCAAACGAGAAAAGATACCTCCCGATTTTGTCCACAGTGTTGACCCACCACACTTTATCAGATTTATTCTCTTTGTAAAAGTCGTATTTCATGGGGAAATGCAATTTGAGTAAAAAAAAGTAGTACACAAAGTTACCCGATTTTGACCGCATTTTATCATCTAACAGCGTTAAAAATGCTCTAAAACGGGGGAAACGCACCGAAAGCGTACAAATACGTACAATTACGTTATATTTGCGGTGTTTTGCCGAAGTCTATGCCAATCAAAAAGAAAATACTACCTTTGTCGAAACACAAAAACTATAAATAGCATGCACAAAATAGCTTTGGACGCGCTGAAGACCCGATTTGAGGGGATCAGCGAATCTGTACTCGACAGAATGGCGAAGAAGATCGCCAAAACTGCCACCACCGCCGAAGAAGTAAAATCCACTGTGGAGGAGGTTACGATTCAGCAAATCATCGATGCCGAAGGCGACCGCCGCGCGACCGATGCTCAAAAGACCGCCGTGGCCAACTACGAGCGGAAACACGGATTGAAGGACGGAAAGACGATCGAGCCGTCCGACCCGAACGAGCCAACGGACACGCCCGACGCGAAAGACCCCGAAGACATGCCGCAATGGGCAAAAGCGCTCGTCGAGACGAATGCGAAACTGCAACAGCAACTCTCGGCGATGAGTTCGGAGCGCATCACGAACGACCGAAAACAACAACTCTCGGCCGTCGTCGAACAACTCCCCGAACATCTGCAAAAGCCCTACGCCCGTATGAAACTCGACGGCCTTTCGGACGAGGAGTTCAAAACGACGCTTGAAGACGTGAAGACCGAAGTCGGGGGGATCGTCGACAATCTCAAACAAAGCGGACTTGTCTTTGCCCGTCCTTTGGGTGGAGAAAGCAAGGGCGCGGAAGAGCTCACCAAGTCGCAGTTGGAAACCATTACGCATCGGAGCGGCACAGCGTCAAAAGACGATCAGCCGTTTTAGCAAAAACACACCCTCACAGAACACAGAAAAAACTAAACCAAAATGGCAATGACAGTAAAACGACGCAAAGGCAAAAAGATGCCTCGCGTCTTTGAACACAAGATCGCAGACATTCCCGGTGGTGTGTCGGTCAATTCCTCGGAACTCGGAGGAGAGATCCTCTATGAAGGAACGCCCCTCAGCGCTCCCGACAACGGCATTTGCCACGTCGTGAAGACGGCTGTTGTCACAAAAAAAGTAGAAGCGTCGGGGACGGAGGTGACAGTGAAGAAAGGCCACCACTTCAAAGTCGACGACGTGCTGCTTCTCAACGTGGGCGGCAAAGCGTCGAAGATTACGAATATCGACACCTCGAAGAAAGAAATCGACACGTTGACGCTTTCGGCCGCTATCGGTGAAATCCCCGTGTTGTCTGTTATCGCCGAAGCGAAGACAGAAACTACGGGTGACGACGCGGAGTTGAAATACATTCCCCTCTCCCTTTCGGGAACAGGATTCACGATTGAACAAGGAGACAACATTGTAACCGATGCATGGGTGATTGGAACGACGTATCACGCTATACTGTCGCCCGATATTGAAAGACACCTTAAAGGGATCATTAACTACTAAAAAACTCACAGATGATAACCGAAACGAATATTGCAGGCCTTACTCAACCTATGATTCAGGCTCGCGTTGACAGCATCGACGCAAAACCTTTCCTTTATGGTGTGCATTTCCCTGTAAAAAAGATAACAGGGCTGTCTTGGAGAATGCTCGAGGATCAAGCCGAGCATTTGAATGTTGCAGCAGACGTTCGTTCTCTCAACTCTACAACTCCTCGCAAGAGTCGCCCTGCGTTTGATTACGCAAGCGGCGACATCCCTCCGATTTCAATCGGTCGCGAACTAGACGAAAGAGATCTGATGGCTTATCATACGGCGCTTGCACTTGCACAAAGCAAAGACGCCGTATCAATGATCGAGTTTTGGGGTAAAGATGTCGATTTCTGTTTCCGTGGAGTTCAGAGCGAATTGGACTACATCGCCTGGAAGCTTGCATCTAACGCAGGTGTACTCGAATTTACGACGACAAACAATGCGACTTTCGCCACGGAGTATAATTTGGATTATAACGTCGACGATGAAATGAAAATCAAGAGTTCCGTCGATTGGGGCAAAAAGGACTCTGCAGACATCATTGGAGATTTGGCAAGGGCTGTAAAGCTTTCCAAGAAAAAAGGTTTTTCTCCCCGTTACGCATTTGTGAGTCTTGAGCTATTCTATAAGATTGCAACCTCTGATCAAATCGTAAAGCTCTGTTCCCCGGTGAAGGATGACCTCTTTGGCGTAAAACGTACGCCTTCCGTTCAACAAGTGAACGAGATGCTTTACACACAAGCAAATCTCAATAAGATACAACTTATTGTTGTCGATCAAGATATTACTCGCGAACTCAAGAACGGTGTAATGGAAACCGGCAACCCATTTGAAGATAATCGTCTTGTGCTTTCCCAAAGCCCCATTCTCGGATCCACACAATACGATCTTCCAAAAGAAAAAACAAGTAATATTCTACGCGCAACTCGAGCACATACGGTTGTAAAGAAATACGGCGTAGAGGATCCGTATACTGAAGTAACTCTCGGACAAGCGTACGCGCTGCCCGTACTCGACTCGGCATACCGTAACGTCTATCTCCGCACCGACGCGAAAGACTGGTAACACAACGAAAGCCCGA